CTGTAAAGCCATTCACTGTAGGTCTGCAGGATATTGATGAAGCAATTTTTTACTATTTTGAGAATATAATAAAACCAGTTGCATATCAAAACGGACAAAATTTAAGTGTTCCTGTTTTATATGCATCACCGGAAAAATGGAAATCATTTCAGAAAGATGGCTACTTGAGGGATGTGAAAGGCGCTACTATGGCTCCTTTAATTATCTTTAAGAGAGAAAGCATAGATAAGAATAGATCAATAGCAAACAAATTAGATGCTAACAATCCTCACAACTATGCAATTAGTCCTAAAAGTTATACTGCAAGGAATGCATACTCCAGTTTTGATATTTTAAATAATAGAAAACCAGAAAAAGAATACTACGCAGTAGTAGTTCCGGATTATATTACAGCAACCTACACTTTTGTAGTCTTTACGTATTATGTAGAGCAGCTAAATAAAATAGTAGAAGCAATTCAATACGCTTCAGATTCATATTGGGGAAATCCTGAAAGATTTAAATTTCAAGCCAGAATTGATTCTTTTGGATTCCAGACAGAATTAAATGAGACTAGTGAAAGAATAGTTAGAAGTACCTTTACTGTTAAGTTAAATGGTTATTTAATACCAGAAACAATACAGAAGAGTACATCTGCTATAAATAAATACTTTGGTAAAACAAGACTTAATTTTACCTTAGAAGGAGTCGAGACGGCAGGAGGGCCAGGAACAGGAGTACCTGCTTTGTATACAACACAACCAGAACCACCAGTTACTCAAATTCAACCGCCGGTATCAAACCTAGGCGCTAAACCAGGAACAACACCAGTTGAGTTTACAGAAATACCTAAACCAGTACCGGTAGTGATACCAACTGCATCTGTATCCCCTACCCCTACAGGTAGTATCTACGACACAGACTACCAAACAGTATTGACTTATGCAACTGCTCAAGGGTATACTCTACCTTCTCTAGCACAAAGAGCATTACAGAGCCAATTAATACAGACATTGAAGACTGGATCAATCTGGAATAAGCTTGATTTGTTCTATATGTTTACAACAAATGGAGATTCAGACTTTGCAACATTAAACTGGAAGAGCCCTTCTTCATATAAAGCAACTCCGGTAAATAGTCCAACATTTACATCTGATGAAGGATTTATAGGTGATGGAGCATCTGCGTATTTAACCACAGGTTGGAATGCAACTTTAGGAGCTAATTTTACTCAAGCTAGTGCATCTCACGGTGTTCTAACAAGTGAAATAGGAGCAACACCTCCATACGTAGCATTTCAAGATATAGGATTCCACGGAGGAGGAAGTAACCCTTATAATATTATAAACTACTGGGACGGTAATGTTAATGATGGTTTCTACATAAATACATCAGCAGCAATCAACCTTGCACCACCGGTAAATGCTACCTTCAGAGCAGTAAACATAGGAGGAACAACAGCACAATTCTTCAGAGATGCAAACGTTACAACTAATGCATCTATAACAACAGCAGCTCCTACAAGTAGTCCAATCTACATTATGGCAAGAGGTGTACCAGCACCACAATGGTTTGCACCTATGAATGTAACATTTAAGGCTGACTTCTGGGGAGGTTATCTGACTAGTGTAGAGATGGCTACATTCCGAAGTGCGTTAAATACTTACTTAGCTGCAATCTAAGAAGCATTTTTTTGCAATAGAAATACCTATTTATATTTAGAACTATCTAACTAAAAACAGAAATGGCAGAAACTTTATTATCACCAGGTGTTTTAGCAAGAGAAAACGATCAGTCGTTCATCACTGCACAGCCTTTACAGGCCGGAGCAGCAATTCTTGGACCTACAGTAAAAGGACCAATAGTACCATCGATCGTTACATCTTACTCAGAATACCAAAACAAATACGGAACAATCGTATTATCAGGGTCAGACTACTACACCTATTTTACGTCTATCGCAGCATATAATTATTTCCAAAACGGAGGTGATTCTTTGCTTGTAGGTAGAGTAACTAACGGTACTTACTCATCAGCAACTTCATCTTTGATTCCAACAGGATCAGGCGGACCAGCTACAGGTTTATCACCATTTGTATTAGAGACCTTATCTAAAGGTACTATTATGAATAGTACTTCAACCGAAACTTCTGGAAACGCTTTAACTTCAGGATCTGCAGATAACATCAGATGGGAGATTGTAAGCCCTAATACAGCATCAGGAACCTTCTCTCTATTAATTAGAAAAGGAAATGATACATTAAACAGTAAGGTTGTTTTAGAAACATGGACAAACTTATCATTAGATCCAAAAGCATCTAATTTTATCTCTAAAGTAATTGGAGACCAAACTCAGAATATAGCAACAGACGGAACTACATACTACGTACAAACCTCAGGTTCTTATGGAGTAGGTTCTGCATACGTAAGAGTATCAGCAGTTAACTTCCTAACACCAGACTACTTCGATAACACAGGTATAGCAAAAGCACAATTCACTGGATCAATTCCAGCAGCTTCTTCTGGATCATTTGGTGGTGCTGTAGGAACTCCTTTTACTACCGGAAGAGTAGCTAAATTCTACGAACAATCAGGATTAACAAGCAATGCAGATTCACAAGGTGTAACAGGTAGTGATTATGCTACAATGTTAAACTTACTTGCAAATCAGGATGAATATCAGTATAATGTTATTTCAATGCCAGGTTTGAATAGAGTATGTGCAGCTTCTCAAATTTCAACTGTAATATCTAATGCACAGTCAAGAGGGGATAATTTAGCAGTAGTTGATATGGTTCCCTACGGTACAGCACTTAACACAGTATCTACCCAGGCTTTATCAATGGACACTTCTTACGGTGCTACTTACTGGCCATGGGTACAAACAGGAGATCCAGATTTAGGAACTAATGTATGGGTACCAGCTTCAACTTTAATCCCGGCAGTATTTGCATGAGGCTTGGTTTGCACCTGCAGGATTTAACAGAGGTGGATTATCTACAGTAATCAGAGCGGAAAGAAAATTAACTCAAGGAGATAGAGATACTTTGTATCAAGGCAATATCAACCCAATTGCAACATTCCCTAATCAAGGAGTTGTAGTATTTGGTCAGAAAACATTACAGAAAAAAGCATCTGCTTTGGATAGAGTAAATGTTAGAAGATTGTTGATCCAATTGAAAGGCTACATTTCTCAAATTGCTAATAACTTGGTATTTGAACAAAATACTATCGCAACTAGAAACAGCTTCCTTGCACAGGTTAATCCTTATTTGACTTCAGTACAACAACGTCAAGGTTTGTATGCTTTCAAAGTGGTAATGGATGATAGTAATAACACAGCAGATGTAATCGACAGAAATCAATTGGTTGGTCAAATTTATTTACAACCTACTAAGACTGCTGAATTCATCTACTTGGACTTCAACTTACAGCCAACAGGAGCTACTTTCCCAGCTTAATTTAAATTAACAGATATTTATAACTGATAAACATAAACTAAAATGGCAGTATTAAATCCAAACGAAATATTCTTCACCGCTTTTGAACCAAAGGTAGCCAATCGCTTTATAATGTATGTAGACGGTATTCCTTCTTATTTCATCAAAGCAGTAACTGGTATCGAGGTAACAGCAGAAGAAATTACATTGAATCACATCAATACTTATAGAAAAGTTAAAGGAAAGAATAAATGGTCTGATATTTCAATGACCCTTTATGATCCAATCACTCCTTCAGGAGCACAAGCAGTAATGGAGTGGGTTCGTTTACACCATGAATCAGTTACTGGCCGTGATGGTTATTCTGATTTCTACAAGAAAGATTTGACTATTGACATTTTAGGTCCAGTAGGCGATATCGTTTCTGAGTGGATTGTAAAAGGAGCATTCATCAAATCAGCAAAATTTGCAGATATGAACTGGGATACTGATGCAGAAGCACAGAACATCACATTGAATATCGGAATGGATTACGCGATACTTAACTTCTAAGTACTATGTATTAAACTTCTACTTTCAAAGAAAGCCTCCTATTTATAATAAAGATAGGAGGTTTTTTTATGAAAGAATATTTTAAAATTATTAGACAGGCACTTTCTGAAAATAGAGAGAAGGGAGAAACTTATTACGAGGCTCACCATATAG